GGGTCAGCAATGGCCCCTTTTTCCTTTCCCTCCGTTTTCTGCAATAGGACTTTCCGATGTCGAACTACACTAAGACTACAGACTTTGGGGCTAAAGACTCATTACCGACAGGCGACTCTGGTAAGATCATTCGCGGAACTGAGTTTGAAACAGAGTTTGACGCGATCTCTACTGCTATCGCAACCAAAGCAGATATTGCAGGTCCGACCTTTACAGGCACGTTGACCTACGAAACTATTTCCGACGGGACTATTAGCATTACTGCATTCGTTGATGAAGACGATATGTCGTCCAACAGTGCTAACCTGGTTCCTACACAGCAGTCCGTAAAAGCTTACGTTGACGCTGTAACCACAGAACTCCAAGCTCAAGATCTAGACTTCCAAGCTGACACTGGTGGTGCGTTAAACATTGACCTAGACACTGAGACCATGACGTTTACTGGCGGCACTGGTATTGATACGTCTGGCTCAGGTAATGCTGTTACCTTTGCTATTGACTCTACCGTTGCAACGCTAACAGGGACTCAGACACTTACCAATAAGACTCTCACGTCTCCTGACGTAAACACTCCAGACATCGACGGCGGTACTATCGACGGTACTGTCATTGGTGGCACTACTCCTGCCGCTGTCTCTGCTACTACTGTTTCTGCTACAGGCAACATTACTGTAAACGGTACTGTAGACGGACGTGACGTTGCTACTGATGGCTCTAAGCTAGACGGTATTGAAGCTGGTGCTACTGCTGACCAAACAGCCGCAGAGATTCGTACACTGGTTGAAGCCGCTACAGACTCTAACGTCTTTACTGATGCAGATCACAGTAAGCTTGATGGGATAGAAGCAGGTGCTACAGGTGACCAAACCAATGCTGAGATCAGAGCCGCAGTAGAAGCCGCTACAGACTCCAATGTATTTACCGATGCTGACCACAGCAAACTTGACGGTATCGAAGCTTTAGCAGACGTAACGGACACAACTAATGTTACTGCTGCTGGCGCATTGATGGACTCAGAGTTGACTAACATTACTGCTGTCAAGGCTTTGAACCAAGGTGTTGCTACTACTGACACTCCAACCTTTGCAGGTCTTGCGACTTCTGCCAATGTGACCTTTGGCGACAACGACAAGGCTATCTTTGGTGCTAGCTCTGATCTACAGATTTATCATGATTCGAACAATAGTTATATCAAGGATGCTGGAACAGGCTATTTAATTCTTGGCGGTCAAGACACTGGAGTTGCCGTACAAAACGGTTCAGGGCAAAACTTAATTTTAACTGGTGCAAATGCTGTTACTTTGTCGTATGGAAGCGCCTCTAAGCTAGCCACAACCTCCACAGGCATTGACGTCACTGGTTCAGTAGTTGCTGACAGTTATGATATCGGTGCTTTAGGTACTTTAGGTAGCGTAGCGACAGATAGGTTGTTTATTGCTACTGCTGACGGTCTTGGACTGCAGTTTGATTTTGATAACAGTAGAATCGTACCAGTAGGCGCAGATGGCTCAACATACAATAACAACGTTAGTTTAGGCGCATCTGGCTTAGAATTTAAAAACCTATTTTTGTCTGGCACAGTGACCGCTGGTGGTTTGACTGTTGATGGTGCAAGCGGAGAGTTGTTTTTTTCTGCAACTGGCTCAGGCTCATACGGACAACCAGCGGCGTTTTCAACTGCATCTAACGGCGACAAGCTAAAACTTTACGATGACGACTCTTCATACGAAGGAACCATAGGCGTAGGTAACGCGTCTAATATGTGGTTTAAGTCATACAATAGCACCGGAAGTGCAGGAAAAATTGAGTTTTATACTGGAAGCAATAAAGCCGCTGTTATAGAGGCAAACAACGACATCAGCTTCTACGAAGACACGGGTACGACTCCGAAGTTCTTCTGGGATAGTTCTGCGGAGTCGTTGGGTATTGGTACGAGCAGTCCATCTAGTTTCAATCAGGTAGGCGCTGACACGTTAGTTGTAGGCTCTGGTTCAGGCGAGCAGGGAATCACTATTTACAGCGGCACAGCCAACAATGGTGTACTTGCGTTTGCTGACGGCACTACTACTACACAGCAATATCAAGGTTACATTGGGTATAACCATTCAAGTAACTTTATGCGCTTCTTTACTAGCGCCACAGAAGCCATGCGTATCGATGCTTCTGGGAATGTTGGTATCGGCACTAGCAGTCCACTTTACCGTTTACATACTCAAATGCCTTCAGATGGGTCAGCAGGAGCCGCTTTTAGGTATATTGGTGGAACTAATAACCCTGGTCTATTTTTATCTGTTAATGAAAGCACAAGAGATGTTGTACTTAATGCAAGCGGGTCAACATCAGCCAATCTTGTTTTTAGCACTACTGATGAACGCATGCGTATCGACTCTAGTGGGAATGTTGGTATCGGCACTAGCAATCCCGACACACGTCTTCAAGTACAAACAACCCATACCTCTACAGACGTAACTGCCGCTAATTCAAACAGTACGTTAAATCTTGGAAATGCTGGTTCAGGGAATAGTGTTTATAACGCGATTAAGTTCTCTGGCAATCAGCAAGATATGTACATCATGTCGTTTAACAACACCGCTCAAGCAAATAGAAGGATGGGTTTCTTTTTAGGTTCTGTAGCTGGCGATGCAACTACTGATGAAAGGCTGTCTATTACGGGAAGCGGTAACGTTGGTATTGGTACTAGCAGTCCAAATGACAAGGTAGATATATCAGGCTCTACTGGAGACGGTTACAGGCTTACAGACGGAACACATACAGGCGTTTATCGTTCTATTAGTGGCGGCACAATCCTTAAAACAACGTCTAATCATGCTTTGCTGTTCGGTACTAACGATACAGAACGCATGCGTATCGACTCTAGTGGCAACTTGCTGGTTGGTACTACTGACACAGACACACAGAATAACAATGCAGGCTCTACGGCAGATAACGGTTTTGTTTACAACAGAGGCTCAGGCGGTTATTTAAATGTAGCTAGATATGGCGGAACGGTTGCTTATTTTAATAGAACAAGCACAGACGGAGCCATTGTAGACTTCCGCAAAGACGGCTCCACAGTCGGTAGTATTAGTGTTGGTACAAGTGATTTATTAATAGGAAAAGCTGACACACAAGATTGTTTCCTGCGTTTTGGAACTGGCGGGTCAGCCATTACTCTTTGTGATAGTGATGGCTTAAATTCCAACGACGGTCTAGTTGATTTAGGTCAAAGTAATTACCGCTTCAAAGACCTCTACCTGTCAGGCGGTATTCATGCAAACAACGCATTTCAAAGATGGAAAGTTGTTGATAACAACGGTGGGTCTGGGATTTTTTCAACTATAACAAATGGTGAGCCACAAACTGGTTTTCTTTATGCTTATGAGACAGGCACAACAAAATATATAATTGCGGCTCTATTTAAACAAGATGAAAGCTCAGTTGTTATAACTACGCAAATTGCAAATAACGGGTTAACTGTAAACGCAACAAATTCTGGCGGGACAATAGCATTAGCAGGCGCTACAACCACTTCAAATGTTCGTATGCAAGCAGTAACTATAAAGAGGTCTTAATAATGGCTATAGAATTATTTCCAATGGAAAGTGTTAATGAATTAGCTCGCACTAATCGTCAATCAGAGTATCAAAAAATAACTGACCCTATGTTTATGCAGGTACAAAGAGGCGAACTTACAATGGAAGAATGGCAAGCGGCTATCAATAACATAAAAACAAAATTTCCTTATGTTACAGAAGATTTAGAGCTTGATATTCCAGATGCACCAACTCAAGAATTTATAGTTGAAGCGTCAGAACCGTAAATTATTTAAATTAGGAGAAAACTAATGGCTACATGGACTATAGCTAACCTTGAGCGTAACGTGGCAGACGGCGGTGTAACCGTTGCACACTGGCGTGTTACTGAAGAAGAAACTGTTGGTGAAGACACATTCACTGCTTCTGCATACGGCACTGTAGGCTTCACACCCGATGCTTCTGCTGACGGCTTTGTTGCTTACGACAGCCTGACAGAAGAAGTTGTCATGGGCTGGGTTTGGGAATCAGTAAACCAAGAAGAGACTGAGGCGGCGCTAACAGCTAACATCGCAGGACAAAAGAACCCTGTGTCTGCTGATGGTATGCCTTGGTAATCGCTATGTGGACTTATAGCTGCAAAGCAGGGGCATATACAGAAAGCACTTTAGTTAGACTCGTGTGGCTTATTTTTACACATAGGCTTCATCACTTGTTTGCTGAAGGACGTTTTGTAGATTAATGTTGACAAAGCGAAGCAGTAATGCCTGAGATTGATGACGACACCAAGGTATCTATACCGCTAAGGAACTTAGTTGCTCTTGGTGCTGGCATCGTTATGGCTACTACTGCTTACGTAACTCTTGACACTCGTATTACTACGGTTGAACACAGCCAAGAAATACAAAACATGAACATACAGGAAAACTCTGCGTTTGTTCGTGAATGGCCTTTAGGCTTACGTGGTGCGTTACCGGACGACCTAATACAGAACGCTAAGATTATGGCTCTGGAAGAACGCAACGTAGAGATACACGAGTTACGCAGGCAGCTTAACAAGATAGAAGTAGAAATTGGTAAATTAGAAGCTCAGGTAACTGTTGAGCAGAATAATAAGGAATAGTCATGTCAGACCTAGAGCAAGCGATATCGCGTTTAGAGTCACACGAGCGTGAGTGCAGTATCCGTTATCAAATGATCCAGATGCAACTGGACGCACATAACCAACGCTTTGACAAACTAGAGAAGATGATGACAGGTGGCTTTGCGTCTATTGCTGTTATCGTTACTGTGGCTATTGCTATCTTGGAGTTTGCTAGATGATTGAGTCGCTCATAGGGCCTGTTACAGGGCTTCTAGACAAGTTTGTAGAGGACAAGGACCAGAAGGCTAAGCTGGCCCATGAAGTCGCTACAATGGCTCAGAGACACGCTCAGGAGCTTGCTAAGGCACAGCTAGAGGTTAACAAAGTAGAAGCAGCACACAAGTCCTTGTTTGTCTCTGGTTGGAGACCTGCAGTAGGCTGGTGTTGTGTCTTGGGTATGATGGGTAACTTTATGGTTATACCGTTTACTAACTTTGTACTAGCTCTGTTGGCTGTTGAAGTCACTATACCACTCATTGACCTAGAGACTATGATGCCTGTACTAATGGGTATGCTTGGTCTTGGCGCTATGCGCTCTTATGAAAAAACCAAGGGCGTATCAAGGGAAAAGTAAATGGCGTATTATGTAGGTACACAACAGTTTCCTAGTATCTATGATGCCGTTAGGTACTTAGCAGCTAATCCTCAACTAGGAGCTACTATTACGTCTCAGCCTGTACAAAGCAAGCCTGCACCTCCGACAAAATCAGGGATGCTTACTGGTACAACCAGTGACCCAACAAAGAGACAACCTGGTGAAACTGGACCGTTTGATCCAAGTGGCGGACCTGTAGGCGGAGCAACAGAAGAAACAGGGACTGACACTCCTGCTCCTGCACCAGCACCTGTACCAGAACCAGAACCTGAGCCTGAGCCTGAAGGTGTAACTACCTTTACATTCTTTAGAGGTGTCGAAACAGGTGATGCTAACCCCAATGCACTGTATGCAAGAGGTGACGCTACTCAAGTAACTGAAGCTGAACTACGTGAGTACTTCAATGACGAAGGCTCTAGAATGCTTCAGCAAGCCTTCGGTGACTTTGATAACTATCTTGCTTACATGACTGAGCGAGAAGAGTTGATTCAAGCTGGTGACTACGATGTAGGTAACTGGGACGAATACACTGGTTCACTAACTGAAGATGAGTTAATGATTCTTGAAGGCGAGGATCTTACTCAGTACACAGATGATGACCAAGACGTTTATACGGAAGCCTATGGTCAGCGAATGCAAGAGCAGTCTTCTGCTTATGATCGTTGGGTTAACTCTGAAGAAAACCAAGCGTTACTAGCTAAGTACGGTGTAGGTTCTACAATCTACAATAGTGACGGCGACAAGTACGAATGGAACGGCTCTGCTTATGTAAAAACTTACAAAGTAGACGACCATATGAGTCCTGGTGATTACCTAAAGTTAGGTATTCAGATAGCTGCTGGTGCTGCTCTTGGTGGTGCAGGAGTCGGTTCTACTGTCTCTTCAGCACTGGGCTTAAGTGGTACAACAGCTGCTGCTGTTTCTGCTGCTGTTAATTCAGTTCTTTCACAAGCAACAACCAGTATTTTAAGAGGCGAAGGTGTAGACATAAGTCTCGAAAGCATTATTCAGTCTGCTATTACTGGAGGAATACTAGACACTGACGTTGCACAAGAAGCACTCCAAGCATTAGAAACAGGTAGTGAGTTTGCTGACGCTGTTATTCAAGCTGGTGTTATTAACGCAGCAACACAGCTAGTCACAAGTGGTGAACTTGATGCTGAGCAGCTTGCACAAGCTATGCTTCAGGCAGGTCTTTCGGACCAGTTTAGTGAGTACTTAGAAAGTCTAGAGGACATGGCAGGATCAACTGTTGACCAGCTTGAAGAGTTCTTTAGAGGTTGGGTTCCTGACGTAAGTGTTATTGAAGACTTTTTGTCACAAATAGAAACTGGCTTGAATGCTGACATTTCTGACTTCCGTGAACAGTTTGAAACTATTGTGGAAGGCGTTGGAGATGTTGTAGAAGAAATAGACGAAGACGAACTAGAGTACAGAATAGGTGAAGGTTACGTTGATCCTGGTTCGTACGATTACTACACCGACGTAGACGGCAATAGAATTTTAAGCCAAGACGTTGATGTAACTTATGATCCAAACGACGGTACTTATAAAGACGCTGACGGTAACGTATATGAATTAGGCGGAACTGCAGTAGTAAATAATGACGGCACTATTGATTATTACGACGGTTACATTGAAGACGGTGCTTCTATTATTGCAACAGGAGAAGTTCAGTTAGGTCAGGACGGTATTTATGATTCTGACGGTAATCTTGCTTATTATCAAGACGAAGGTCAGTGGTACGACGCTGAAGGTAATATTGTAGATGACCCTGCTCTTGTAGACCAACTAGTAGGTTTAACTGAAGGCCAGGTTCCTTATGATCCTAGACAGCCTTCAGATACTGATTTTCAAACTGCTATTGATAATGCAGTAGAACAACAAGACATTGGTTCCATTGTCGATCACATGACAAGTATTGGAACAGGAGTAGACGCTAACGGATTCTTTAGTCTTTCTGATTCAGACCAAGAAGTATTGATGGGTTTGTTTGGTGTATCAACTCAAGAAGAGTTAATTGAAGCGTTAGCTCAATCAGGATACACAATACATACTGACGGCACTCAGGTATTAATAGATTTTAACTACGACAGAAGTGAAGAGTACGGTCAAATTAATGACGTAGACGAATCTGGCAACATTATTGGTGTACGAGACCCTAACGAACCAACAGAAATTTTTATAGACCCTGACTACGATCCTCCTGAAGAAGCGCCTGAGCCAGAACCAGAGCCTGAAACAGGTGGCGGAGGTGGTGGTGGTGCCTCTACTACTGCTCCTCCTGACGATGACGACCCACTAGCTGACACTGTTCCTACTGCTGACGACACAGCTGAAGAAATACAGAAGGAACAAGCAAGGGCTGCTGCAGAGGAAGCACAAAAAGAGCAAACAGCAGAAAGACAACAGAAAGAAACTCAAGCAGCAGAGCAACAACAGAAGGACGCAGACGCTGCAGCCGAACGTGCTGCTAAGGACGCTGCTGCTGAAGCTGCTAAGGACGCCGCTGAGCGTTCCGACAAGGAAACTGCCGAAGAAGCTGAGAAGGAAGCTGCCGCAGAAACACAACAGAAAGAGCAACAGGCTGCAGAGGAAGCACAGAAGGAAGCTACTGCTGAGACTGAGCAGAAGGAAGCTGAAGCTGCTGAACGCGCTGACAAGGAAGCTCAAGCAGAGACTCAACAAAAAGAAGCTGAGGCTGCTGAGAGAGCGGACAAGGAAGCTCAGGCAGAGACTCAGGAGAAAGAACAACAAGCTGCTGAGGAAGCTAAAAAAGAAGCTCAGGCTGAGACTGAAGAAAAAGAAGCAAGAGAAGCAGAAAAAGTTGAGAAAGAGCGTCAAGCTGAAACTGAAGCAAAAGAAGCTGAGGAAACTGAGAAGGACGCCGAAGAAACTGAAAAGGAACGTCAGGCTGAACAGGAAGCTAAGGACGAAGCTGCTGAACAAGTAGAAAAAGAAGCTCAGGCAGAGACTGAAGAAAAGGAACAACAGGCAGCAGAGCAGGCACAGAAGGACGCTGAGGCTGAGACTCAAGAGAAAGAAGAGCAGGCAGCAGAAGAAGCTCAAAAGGAAGCTCAGGCAGAAACCGAAGAAAAAGAAAGGCAGGCCGCTGAAGAAGCTCAAAAAGATGCTGAAGCTGAGACTGAGGAAAAGGAAGCTCAGGCTGCAGAGCAAGCTCAAAAGGACGCTGAGGCTGAAACTCAGGAAAAGGACGTAGCTGAACAACAGCAAAAAGAAGCAGAAAACCAAGAGAAAGAAACTCAAGCTGAGCAACAAGAGAAAGAAGCTGAGAATCAAGAAAAGGAAGAAGCTGCTGCAGAACAAGCTAACAAAGAAGCCGAAAACCAAACTAAAGAAGAACAAGCAGCTGAGCAAGCTACTAAAGAGGCAGAGACTCAGGAAAAGGAAGAGATAGCAGCTGAGGAAGCTCAGAAGGACGCTGAGCAGACGCAAAAGGAAGCCCAAGCTGAAACTCAGGAAAAAGAAGAGGTAGCTGCTGAGGAAGCTAGAAAGGAAGCTGACGCAGAAACTGAGTCTAAAGATGCAGAAACTGCAGAAAAAGACGCTCAGGCTGAAACCGAAGAAAAGGAAGAAGCTGCTGCAGAAAGAGCAGAGAAGGACGCTCAAGCTGAAACTGAGCAAAAGGAAGAGGCAGAAGAAGCTAGAAAAGAAGAAGCTGAAGAAATAGCCAAGGAAGCTGCCGAAGAACTACAAAAGGAAGAAGCTGAGCAGGCTGAAAAAGATCAACAAGCTGAACAAGACGCTAAGGATCAACAGGCTGCTGAAGAGGCTGACAAGGAAGCCGAAGAACAAGCTAAGGAAGCTCAGGCAGAAACTGAAGATAAGGAAGCTCAGGCAGAAACTGAAGATAAGGAAGCTCAAGCAGAAGCTGAAGATAAAGAAGCTGAAAACCAAGAGAAAGAAGAAGTAGCTGCCGAAGAAGCTGACAAGGACGCTGAAGAGCAACAAAAAGACGCTGAGGAAGCCGCTAAGGACGCTGAAGAGGACGAAAAGGAACAGCAGGCTGCTGAAGAGGCTGGCAAGGAAGCTGAGCAAACTCAGAAGGACGCTGCTGCTGAAACTGTAGAAAAAGAAGAAGTAGCTGCAGAAGAAGCACAGAAAGACGCCGAAGCTGAAACAGCAGAAAAGGAAGCTGAGGACGAAGCTAAAGACGCTGAGGAAGCTGAAAAGGAAGCTGCTGCTGAGACTCAAGAAAAGGAAGAAGCTGCAGCAGAAAGAGCAGAAAAAGAAGCTGCTGCTGAGACTCAGGAAAAGGAAGAAGCAGAACAGGCTAATAAAGAAGCTGCTGAGGAAGCACGTAAGGAAGAAGCAGAGCAGACTCGTAAAGAGGAGGTAGCAGCAGAAGAAGCCGCTAAGGAACAAGCAGCCGAAGAGCAAGCTAAGGAACAGGCTGCTGCTGAAGAAGCCGCTAAGGAACAACAAGCGGCTGAGGAAGCTACCAAAGACGAGAATGCTCAGAAGGACGCAGCTGCTGAAACAGAAGCCAAGGATGCTGAACAAGCGCAGAAAGACGCTGCTGACGAACAGCTAGAGAAGGATCTTGAGTCGTCTGAGCAGGAACGTAAAGACACTGAAACACGTGGTAAGGACACTACAGGAACTGGAGACGGTACAGGAGATGGTACTGGTGCTGGAACTGGTGTAGGAGACGGTACTGGAACTGGCGGTGGTTCAGGTGCTGGAACAGGGACTGGAACTGGTGACGGCTTCGGACCTGGTGTTGGTGGTACAGGAATGATGACAGCAGCGGCACCTCAAAGAACTGACTTCACTCCTTTCATGTCAGGCATTACTTACGAGTTGCCTACTTTGGAAGAAATAGGTCAAGCACCTCAAGTTGACTACGTAGCGTCTTTAGAAGAGACATTAGGTCCAATAGGAATAACAAGCAGTTTGTTTAAGGAATATATCGGATGACATACTTAAACCTTATGAACAACGTGTTACGTAGACTGCGTGAGGAAGAAACCACGTCGGTTACTAGCACTACTTATAACAAGATGGTTGGTGACTTTATTAACGACGCTAAAAAGTTAGTAGAGGAGTCTAACGACTGGTCAGCCTTGAGAAGCACTATTACTGTTTCTACTACGGCTGATGACAATACGTATTCCTTGACGGACTGTGGTGACAACGTAAAAGTTATGTGTGTGGTTAACGACACTAGTAACGTCTTTATGGAGTACCAAAGTAAGGACTGGTTTAACGAGCAACTGTATATTAATAACACTGCTACAGGCGCACCTATGTACTACACGTACAACGGCCTTGACGCCAGCGGTGACACGCAAGTACTCGTGGGTCCAACACCAGACGGTGTGTACAGCTTGCGGTTTGACGTGATTAAACGACAGGCTGACTTAAGTGCTAACACGGACTCACTGCTAGTACCTTCACAACCTGTGGTACACCTAGCTGTGGCTCTGTTGGCTCGTGAACGTGGAGAAACAGGAGGAACTTCTACTGCTGAGTACTTTGGTATTGCTGATAGGTACTTGTCTGACGCTATCGCAATAGACGCAGCTAAGCATCCAGAAGAGATGTACTTTAGGACTATCTGATATGGCTCAAGAACTAAAGAGTATCAATCTTGTAGCACCAGCGTTCAAAGGTATCAACACCGAAGATTCGCCGTTGGCACAAGATCCGTCGTTTGCTGAAATAGCAGACAACGCTGTGATTGACAAACGTGGTCGTATTGCGGCACGTAAGGGTCATAGTGTTATTACAACTGACAAGACAGCGTTAGGCTCTGGTTCTATTAGAGCTGTAAAGGAGTTTGAAAGAAGTAGTGGTAGCAACGTAGTTCTGTCTGTAGGCAACAACAAGATATTCACAGGTACTACTACGCTTACTGACGCTACACCTGGTAGCTACACGATCACAGCGGACAACTGGAAGATTGTTAATTTTAACGACAAGGCTTACTTGTTTCAAGCTTCTCATGCACCTTTAGTGTACGACGGCACGTCCGTAGTGCGTCTAGACTCAGTCTCTGGTGCTGCTGGTATTGTACAAGGTAACGAAGTTTGTGCCGCTTACGGTCGTCTTTGGGTAACAGGCCTTAGCACCAGTCCTTCTACTGTTTACTGGTCTGACTTATTGATAGGCCATGACTACTCAGGCGGTACTAGTGGGTCCATTGACATATCCAAAGTCTGGCCTGACGGGTACGACGAGATTGTTGCATTAGCTGCACACAACGGCTTCCTTATCATCTTTGGTAAGCATAGCATTGTGGTGTACCAAGGAGCAGAAGCACCAGCAACAATGACGCTGGCTGACACTGTAGCAGGCGTTGGTTGCGTAGACAGGGACACTGTGCAGTACACTGGTACTGACGTGATCTTTTTGTCACACACTGGTTTGAAGAGCTTTGGACGAACAATACAACAGAAGTCCATGCCTGTTAGTAGTCTGTCAGGAAACATTACTAAGGACATTATTAATGCCCTGCAGACAGAAAACACGTTCTTTAGGTCTGCTTATAGTCCTGAAGAAGGTTTTTACTTACTAACTTTTGTAGGTCAGGACAACACCTATTGCTTTGACGTTAGAGGTACAACAGAGAACGGTTCTTACCGTGTTACTCGTTGGCCTTCTACAGGCTTCACAGCCTACACACGTTTAGACAATGGTGACTTTTACATAGGCACGTCCGAAGGCATTAGCGAATACATAGGTTATCAGGACAACGGTTTAGGCTACCGCTTTAAGTACTACAGCCCAAGTTTGACATTTGGTGACAGTTCCAGAGTCAAAATCTTGAAGAAGCTAAAGCCTACACTTGTTGGTGCGAACAACGCAACAGTATTTATGAAGTGGGCGTACGACTTCAAAGGCACGTACGCAACAGCAGAGTTTACGGTAGGAGACCAGATTACTGGTTTCTTCGGTGAGAGTGAGTACACAACTGTGGAATTTACAGGTGGCGCTTTAACCAACCAAAGAAGTTTAAATGCAACAGGCTACGGAACTAGTATTGTTGTAGGTTTAGAAGCAGAGATTGACGGTTCACAGCTGTCACTACAGGAGATCAACGTAATGGCTTTAATGGGTAAATTACTATGAGCGACACATTAAGACAATTATTGGGTTTAGGTGCTTTAGGCGCTGGTGGTTTACTTACAGGTAAAGCTTATCAACGCCTTGGCGACATAGGTGAACAAGCAAGAAGGGAAGCAGGCGACATTGCTACTACTGGTGTAGAGCAAACACGCTTTATGCCCTTCACAGTAACGACAGGAACAGGAGGAGCATTAACTACTACTCCTCAAGGCGGTCTTACTGTAGGTTTGTCTCCTCAAGAACAAGCATTTCAACAGCAGATGTTCGGAGGTGCGGGTCAGTTTTATCAACAGGCTATGCAACCTACGCAAGCACGTGAGCAGGCTGTGTTTGAACGCATTAGGGAAGCACAGCGTCCTGAAGAGGAACGTCAGAGGCTTGCTACTGAAGAGCGTCTAGCGGCACAAGGACGCTTAGGTTTGCGTACGGCGCAGTTCGGAGGCGCTCCTGAGCAGTTTGCTTTGGCTAAGGCTCAGGAAGAAGCACGTAACCAGGCGATGCTAAGTGCAATGCAACAGGCGCAAGCTGAGCAGATGCAGCAGGCACAGCTAGGTGGTCAGTTTATGGGTGCTGGTTATACACCTCAAGCGCAAGCATTGAACGTCCTACAAGCAGGTATGCCAGCTGCACAAATGGCGCAACGTGGTCAGCTGACTGGCGCTGGTTTGTTTGGTGAAGCACAAATGGGTGGACTTGAGGCACTGCTTGGTTCAGGTCTTGGACAAGCTAACCTCTATGGTCAACTAGGTACTGGTCTCCTGTCAGGACTGTTGACACCACAGCAAGTTGGCATGGGTGGCGGTGTTACTGAGATTGTTAACCCACTGTTTGATCTACTAGGTATAGGTTAAGAGGAGAAAACTAATGGCTAGGTTTTCACAAGGATTACTACAGGGTCTTATGCAGCCTGCATTTGGTCAAAACCTGTATGAAGTAGGTAGAGCAGCAGCAGCTGGTCCTTCTATGACTAGAGCGTCACAGCGGATGAAAGAGGAACGTGAGCAAACTCAACGTGGCGTTACTGGTGGTTTGTTTGGTTTGGAACAAGCAGTAGCGGAAGGCCGTGACTACCAAGACGCTCTTGGTTCTCTTGTTGGCTTAGGTGCTACACCTGAGCAAATTGCACAAGCAGAACAGCGTGGACAAGTTAAGCGTCAGGCTACTATTGCTCAAGAACAGCTTGAAACAAAAGAAAGGAACAGAAAGGCACTAGAAGATAGAGCTATTGAAATAGCAAAAGGAAGAAACGATGCTGAAATGGTTGCAGCTTTAGAAGGTGCTGACGTTACTTTCCTTAGAAATTACATAGCTACAAAACCAGAGCCTAAAAAACCTGTTGTTGTTGCTGAAGGATCTGCTTTAGTTAGTCCTGAAGGTCAAGAACTATATGCTAATGCACCAGACGACAAGTTTAATGACCATCTACAAACTCTTGTAGAGCAAAGAAAATATACTACAGAGTCTATAAACAACTATGCTCAAAGCAGAAACAGGGCTGACCTTGATCCTTTAGATCCTGCAAAGGATTTTAAACCAGAAGATATGGCTCCTCAAACTTATGACAAGTTTTATGAGTACCAAGACGCAACAGCTACAGCAAATGTTTCTCTTCAGTCAAACAGAGACTTGAGCAACAGACTCTTAACTACTGACATTACACCTGGTTTATTAGGAAACATTAGAACTGCTTTTTACACCGCTGCTGGAGTAAGAGATGAGTCAGAACAAGCTAAAACTAAGTTTATAAGGGAAAAGAATACTAAAATTATTAATAGTCTTCCTCCTGGTGTTGCTTCTGATACAGACATTGCTATCTTTTCTCAAGGTTTTCCTCCGTCAAATGCAGGTGCGGCAGAAATACAGGACTATTTAGACGCAGAACAAAGAATACTTTCAGCTGCTATTGATGTTGGTCTTCTTGCAGAAAACTTTATAGAAAAACAAATGGGTCCAGATCAAGTTAGAGCGCCTACTTTTGTTGGATTTACTCGAATAGCTAATGGATATAGACAAGCAGCACAACAACTTGATATAGACATGCAAAACGCAAAAACAGACCAAGAAAGACAACAAATTTTAACTGAGTTTACAGACGCGTTTAAAATTTTTCCTGCTAAGTACAGATGAGGTCTAATCATGGCAGAACAAAATATTGTTACTGGAGAAGAGATATCTCCAAACAACCGTTATTCCCGTTTTGTTACAGGAAAGCCTTCTTCTGTAAATAGGTATAGAGACTATGCTCTTACAACAGAACAACAAACGGAAGAAAGAGTTGCAAAGGGTACGTACGAAGAACTAGATAGAGAAGAAGAATGGACTTCTGATGATTTAATGATGGCTGCTCGTTTAGTTGTTGACGGACTGTGGCTAAACAAAAGTGAAGAAGTAGGTAGTTGGATTTCTGCAGCTGCTTTTAAGGCTTTTTATCCTGAGCTTTCTCAAGGTAAAGACATTACTACTATCCGTGAAGAAATGCTGGCTGATCTTGAAGCAGAAACAGCAGAGTTTATGGAAAGAAAACCTATTGCAGGAACTGTAGGACAAATAACAGGAAACATCTTTTCTCCTGTTTCTCTTGCTGGTGGTGCTTTACTAACAACCGCAGCTAGACTACGACAAGGACAAGCCGCAGTTACAGGAGGAGTAGGAGTAAGGTCTGCTGTAGGAGGACAAGTTGGTTTAGCTGCTGACGATGCCGCTACATTAAGTAAAATGGCTTCTTATTACGCAGCACAGGCCCCTACAAAAACAGTCGCAATAAAACCACTAGAGCGTGTTTTAAATAAAGCTGGTATTGCTATGGCTACTAAACCAACTCCTGTTGTTTCTGCTGCTGTAGGTGCTCCTCTTGCTGCTGTAGCAGGCTTTGAAGGAGAAAATACTGATGAGGCTTTAAAAAACGCAGGACTAAGTTTTGCTGCTGGTGCTGTAATTCCTTTTGGTTTTGAAGGTATAAAAAAGACGTACTCTGGTGCTGTAAATAATAAGATGGCTCAACAGTTAGGGCAAGGTAAAGATTTTATTAACTTAATGTTTACTGAGCATCCTGTTGCTCCTGTTTATAGGTCTGTTGTTTCTAAGGCTTATGGCGGCATGACACTTACAGAACAACAAGTTAGGTCTGTTGCTTCAAAGATTGCACCTTCTTACATCATGCGTAAAGCTGCTGTGAACTTAAAAGAAACAGCCAAAGATAAAGTAGCCAGAGCTAAAAAGGCTAATGCACTTGAGCTTAAATTGTCTAAAAGTTCTCTTGATGACATGCAGAGTGACGCAGTAGAAAAGTTACGTCTAAACGAAAAGCTTGCTACTAATTCTGCTCAAAGGCTAACAGACGATGAAGTAGACCGTCTTACGAACATAGTAAATGCGTCAAAAGATGATCTAAAAGCTATTGCAGTAAAAGAAGCAGACGAAGCAGTTAACGCTGTTCAAGGTCAGTTTAGAGCAGACGCTTTAACATTAGCTGCACCTGGTGCTGCTCCTAAAGACGAAGTAACCACAATAACTACTTTAGATCCTCAAGATGCTCTCAAAGCTTTAGATGATCTTTGGAAAAAGTACGGATACGCCACAGCAAAGTCTAAAACTTATAAAATAGAACCAGACCAAGTAATAGCAAAACTTAGAAAACTACACGAAGATGATCCAGATATTGTACTAGTCGGCAGACAGCTTGATGAAGTACTGGAGTACGCCGAAGTAAGTTTAAATAAACTAACTACTAAAGGTCAAATTACTGGAGAAGATCTTGTTAATTTACGTTCTCGTATAGGTAGTGTAATTAATCGTGTTACTGAAAATGACCCGTTGACTAGAAACTATGTGGACTCAATAAAAAACTACTTTGACACTGTCATTAGAAACGGTCTTAATCCTGCTGAAAGAAAAGCTTTTGATGCAGAGAACGGTTTATGGGCCACTAAGCGTTTAGTTGAAGAATCTACTAGAAGAGCTACTGGAGGTAAAGCCGTAGTTCAAGGAGCGTTTACTGCTGAAGACTGGATCGAATCTTCCAAAGGATTTAGTCGTTATATGTCTGCAAGAGGTAACGTAAATCTACAACGAGAAGCGCAAGAGATTGCAAACTTAGCTAGACAAAGAAACGACGCAATTTTACAAAAGGCCAACACTGACGTAAACGGCATTGTCTCTGATTTAAAGTCTCAAATAAAACTAGAGAAGAAATCACTAAGCAAAGCTAAGGATGACGCAGCAGTTCAGTTAGCAAGAGACATAAAAGACGTTAGGGAACGCTTTTCAGGACTAAAGCAAACAGCTGAAGTTAGAGCTAGAGTAAAAGACCTTGTGACAACAGCAAGAGAAAAACACAAGGTTCAGTTAGCAAACTTAGAACAACAAGCTAAGGACTTAAATAATAAAGAAAGGGAACTGGCTAGGTTTGCACCTAAGTCTTTTGATGCTTCTGTGTTTGAGCGCTTATTCAATACTGCTTTAGTAGGACAGGTGCTAACAGCAACGACGCCAGAAATAGGTAAAACACTAGGAACTGGTGTAGTAGGCTCTCGCTTACTAGCTACTGAAACTGCTCAACGTATCTTTGCAAAACAGACAGGTCTACAAAAAGGAATCTCTGGTTTTGTAGAAAGAGCAGGACAAGCTACTGTTCCTTTACGAGAAGCTGGAATCAGGGCACCTTCTATAACTGCAACAACTCCGTTTGTGAGTACTACTTCAGAAAAAGTACTTGATAAAGAAGCTGTAGAAAGAATAAAAAGACTTCCTTATTCTCAAAGGGCGAAAGTTAAAGCAGCTTTGATAAGATCAGGTAAGATGCCTTTAGTAAAAGCTCAAGAACCTGAACTGTACAGACTTCTTCATAGCAAATAAAAAAGGGGTCATAAGACCCCTTAAGTAACCGCAACTATGTTGCTTTACAACTCACAGTTATTACCAGTGCAGGCTAACTGCTGAGACCCTTCCGTCATGTCTGAGTCTTCTGAGATTGCCCAATCAATGGTCTCAGGAAACTCTTTCTTCAGCTTCTCATAGGTCTCTAAGTCTATGGGTTCATAAGGCGCTTGTTGGTACGTATGTTCGGAATAAGGGAGGAAACTAACTCCGCTTATCTTGTCGAACTTATTGTACAACCACTGACCTACTTCCAAGAACTCATCGTCACGGTAGTAACAGGTCATAGACGGCTTATGTTCACACCAGAAATCCTGGTAAATTTCCCATAGCTCAAGTTGTTCCATTGCTCCCATCTCAGACGCTACCACAGCGCCTTCAGGAGACTTTATTGGGAAGGAGAATACCTTAGTACTAGGAGACATTACGTCGTCCTCTACGGGTATTCCTGCGGCTTCAAGGACTGCACACAGTGGGTCTCTTGCGTCTGCCCTGACTCTTCTAATGTACTGCTGTGCATATCTAGGGTGTATCCCACTAGCAGAATCCACCAGCTGACTAACAGTACCGCTAGGCTTAACGGCGGTGATAGCAGTAGAAGTATTAATAGATAGTCGGTCAGCCCACGATTTATTCGTAGCGATAGCTTCTTCACGTAACTCAGTAAGCCATGTCTTGAGTACACCTTTGTCTCTCCTTCCCGACAACGTCGGATGATCCATGATGCCCGTCAAGCTAACACCAAGTAATGCTTCTTCTTCAGTGTTGTTCTTCCACACTTTACGTAGGTAACGAAAGTCTGTCAGGGTAGCCTGTAAAGTTCCAAGGATAGTCGCAGTACGTACTTTTCGTTTAAGGTCTGACAAACTATCGGACGCCCTGACAACAACCTCTGACAAATTACAGAATTGATTAGGTCGGAGGATGATTTCGCTACATGGATTAGTTCCAAAGTCATAGGTAGCATCTCGTCGCTCGTTCTTTGCAGCTTGTTTTTGACTTGCAATCCTAGAGAACATTCCTCGTTCACCGGATCTGGACTCGTATAAACTTTTCCATTCATCTAAAAATGCCTCAAAGTCTGGCTTCTCTGTGTAACACGCTGAGTTGTTCGCTAGTCCTCGTTGTGGATTGTCTTGCCACCATTGGCCTGACTTACACCGTCGTAGTCTATCGTCAGTGAGGTTACTGAGACTGATGAGAGCACTTCGCCTAACTCCGCCGACGACAACGATTTGTGCAATCTTACAGCAGATATCGTGACACTCGATTGAGGAAAGCTTACGTCCAGCAGACGCCCTAAAGACCTCTGTGGTAAATTTAAAGAGGTCAACAAGAGGCTCCGCACCAGACGCTCTACCTCCGAAGGTTTTAAGGGTTGCCCCTGCAGGTCGTACTCCAGATACGTCCCACTTTGGAAGCTGACCTGAATACAACAGGCTAATAAGTTCTCTGTAGGCTTTAGCCCATCCAATTTTGCTGTCAGCGACGTGTATAATGGTATCCGTGTCATGAAAATCCTCTGCTACTTCCGGCAACTTAGAAATGTACTGTCGTTCAACACTAAAGCCGACACCTGTGCCGCACATAAGTACGTACATCATTTCGTCAAAAGCTTTAGGGTGGTCAATAGGTAAATAAGAGCAGTTAAAACCTGCTACATTGTCACGGTCCAGTGCTTCACCAGCAGTCATCAAAGCTCTCATGCTGGGCATCACGTCTAGGTTGTGAATATCAGAAAAAATACCGTTAGCTTCCTCAAGAGTAAGCCTACCTTTCTCAATCCAGAAGTTAAGGTAACGGTCGATGGTTTCTTCCCAGGTTTCACGCCGTTGTTCTTCAGGCAAGTACCTTGCGTACCTGCTTTTGTGTATGTACTGTTGGTATGCGTCCATTAATTTATTTCCTTTATCAGTCGTTCAATGTACCAGCGACACTTACGTAAGTCCTCTACTGGCTTTCCTTTGTAGTCGTAACGCCACAAGTACTTCAATGCGTTACCCTTTAAGTAGCCTCTGAACTCGTGTTCAGGCATGGACGCCTTGATTGCTTCTATCGCTTCGACAGCACCTTTGTTGTAGTGATCTGGCTTGTTTACAGGGTCTACAGGTTTCCTGATAGACAAGTTGTTTAATGCTGTTAATGCGTCCCATTCTTCAGGACTAGCTTGGTCAATACTCATAAATCTCTTCCTCTTTAAATTCCTCTTCAAAGAAGTCAAACCTGTTGATTAGTTTGTCTTCAAACCTGTCAAGCAACTGTTCAGAAGTAATCTCTAACGCTTCCAATAAGTCGTCAGGATCATACAGCTTCAGAAGCTTTTCCTTCATCTCCCCCAAAGTTAGTGACATAGTCAATTAACTCCTGCAACGTGTTCAACGTGTACCATAGTATTCCCTCTTTGTCGCACCACTGTGACATTGTCATCTTGGCACCTTTTCTTATTTTTTTGTTGGGCTGCATAAGCACAAACACTAGTTGTTGTCCTGTAGGCAAGCTGTCTCTGATACTGGTGTACTTCTTGGTGTCTCCGTCTCTGAAGTACCCTTTGCATTCAACAAGGGTACCAGAAGCATTGTGAACAAAGTCAGGACGATAAGAACGCTCAATAATGTATGGAACTGTGAACGGCTCATAGTCAAAACCCTTAAGTATCTTGCTGACATCTTCTTCAAACGTGCTTCTAAATGCTGATTTCTTGGACCTTCGGCTCATTAAACACCTCTACTAAATAGCGTGGTCCTGACGAATAAGCAAAGGCTCTTACGTTAGGCCAACAGTTTTTCTTATAGGAACAGTAGGAACAGCCAGTGTCCAACTTCATGTTACCGCTTTTGCCGTCTTCCTTTGGCTGGTAGCAGTGTTCTGGTGGCTCAGGTTGTTCCACCATTGCTTTGATGTGGTCAATACGTTCACCAATGTCATAACCGATCTTCTCATGAACAGGCGCTTGAGTGTCCTCATCATCATACATAAGGTACGACAAGTGACCATTCTGCTTGTCCATGGCTAACCATCCGTACTTAGTTTGGCCTTCTGCTCTTGCATATCCCTTAATTTGAGAAACGTACCCAAACGGGTCATCAAAAGCGAGATTTCCGTCTTTGAATTTTCTAAACCCAAAAGTGGACACGCTCTTAACATCAGTGACAACACCGTCAATTTTGCAGTCCATAGAGCCACTAATACCGTTAACTTCACACTTTTTCTGTTCATCCGTCACCTCGTGACCTGCTGCTCGTGTGAGGAATAGCAACATCTCCTCAATCAAATGCCCGTACAGGAACTTAACGTACGTGTGACCCTGCATGTCGTCCATCTTTTCTACGTCATTCCAGACGTTCCAAAGGAAGCGGTCACTGCGTCCTATGTTGGACATGCGTAACTTCCTTGAGTCGTCACGCTTCTGTGTAAATTCGTTGCGCATGAGACGCTTAACGCCTTCACCAAAGGCTTCAATGCACTCTTCAATGTCTACGCCTTCAGGTACTTCCTTAGTCTCTACCAGGTCATAAATGTCTTTTATTAGTGTGTAGATGTTTTTCATGGTTTAGCCTTAGTGGGTTTCTGCCCACGTAGTTCCGATTTGGTACTCTCCGTCAAGCGGACATCTGAGTTTAAAGTGTACGCCTGACGCCTTGAGACATTCGACCGCAAGCCAACCGAATTTCTCTGCTTGTTCTTTAGCCACTTCCGATTGTACTTCATCATGTATGTTACCTATAAACTTGTAGTCAATATCCCACTGTTTTGCATAGTCGTCAAGGATAACCAAAGCCTTTTTCATGACTATAGCACCAGCAGCCTGTAGCAGTGTGTTTAGTGCAGCATGTTCAGATCGAATCCTGAGATGTCTACCGTCAAGTCCTCTGAGATAGCCTCGTTGAGCTGCTCTAGTAGTGTGTTCTCGTAAACTTTCAAGAGCAGGTGTATTTCGTAGGAATCTTTGTTTAAGTTGTGCGCCAGTTCTTGCGCTTCCTCCAACGATAGATCCGATTTTGGCATCGCCTGCTCCATAGAGGAAAGCGTAGATGAAAGTCTTTGCTTGAGGTCTTGTTTCAAGCCCAGCAGCCATTTGGTTTCTTGTATGAATGTCTTCGGTGAGTAGGACATTAGTAAATTCCTCATCGTTCATGTAGTGAGCTAACATACGTAGTTCAAGACCACTAGCGTCAAAACCTACGAGCTTCTTACCGTCAGGGACTGTCCAACAGGAGCGACACTCTTTACCGTAAGGACTATGGCCAGCTGGAACCTGAGCCATATTAGGATTCTGGTGAGTCATGCGACCAGTAACAGCACCATTGCTAATGACTCTTCCGTGTACTCTACCGTCCTCTTGGACAGCTTCCAGCCACGAGAGTACCTGCGCGTGGCGCTTCTGAAGCAACAGATATTCCAGAACTTTTGCCGCTTCAGGGACATGATCGTTCTGCTTAAGCGTCTTTTCGTCAACAACGGGCTTTCCGCTTGGCGTGAGTTCCGTCCACACCGCACCTTTTGTTTGAAGTCTCTCTGCCACTTGTTGCCGTGAACCGACATTGAAAACCGTAACCTTATCTTTAAGGCGCTTCTTGGTCTTTTCAGAATACCTCTCTTCGACAATGGGTGGAAACATCTCTTGTAGTTCATACTGTATGTCATTCATGCCTTCCTTGAAGGTAGCGCAGAGGTTGTTAGCTAAGTCCTGGTCAAGAAGCCAGCCGTTGTTCTCCTGCTGCTGCACGATCCATTGAACCTTATGTTCAAGGTCTAGACACTCCTTGTTTTCCCATTTGTCCATACCACTGACTAACTTCTGGTGTACTGCTTCAGTGACTGCTACGTCCTGTATGCAGTAGTCAATCATCTCTTGTGACAGACAAGAAAAGTCAGAATGGTCACCTTTGGGAAAGCCCAACTCGTTCCCCCAATTCCTCAAAGAGTGACCACCTGACTTGCTTGGTTCAAAAAGACGTGAAAGTACCAAAGTATCGACTATACGCTCAGAAGCCACAGAAACGTCCCAGAGACGATTTAGGACAGGCAGGTCGTACCCTATCAGATTGTGTCCAACGACGCTCACAGAGCCTCTCAGAGCCTCACAGAGGCTGTCTGGAGTGGTATGCACAGTATTAACACCATTTTCCCTGGTTACTACGCACCAAATGGTTGTTGGGTCTAAACCGTCAGCTTCAAGATCCAAATAAATCATACTGCAGTTCTTCAGGCTCCACGTAGTCAGTTTCTAAGTAGTCTTTCTCTTCCGTTGTCTTTTTTCTATGGCAATTAGCACAAAGAACTTGGCAATTCTCTAGCTCCTTAATTATAGCGTTCCAACCATAATGATGCATTCTAGCCATCTTAGCTTTTTTCTTTGTTCTGTCAATGTGGTCCAGTTCTAATGCTTGAGGTATTTCGTTATAACCACATTTTTCACAGCCTTTCTCCATCTTATAGTCTTGAATGAATTTTTTCTTTTCATTTTTATGCATTCGTTTATAAGGCATTAAAAGTCCTCGTTTGTATTAGGATTTGCGACTTCCTGTAACCTCCCTGTTTGTTTGTCGTACTGTAGCCAACAAGCGGGTCCAGTTTCACCTGTGTACCTATTCTTGAGGACACGAACAGTAGTAGTGTTTCTTACGTCTTCGTTTTCGTTCTGCTGGTCACGTTCCATACCAATGACAATGTCTGACAACTGTGCGATAGCTTGTGAACCACGTAGTTCACCTAAGCTGATCTGTGCTCCGTCCTCGTGTGCCTTGCCTTGTGACCTGCGTAAGTGTGACACGAGGAATAGGCAGATGCCTGTTTCAGCTACGAGTGTGCGTAGGCGTGTCATGATCTCGTCAATGGCTTTTCTCTCGTCTCCTGACTCTTGGGAACTGACGACGATGGACAAGTGATCCAGTACGACGTACCGGCAGTCAAGTGCTTTTGCCATGTAGCGAACACGGGCGAGCAAGTTATCTGCTGAAGTTGACCCCCAATGGTCAAATAAGTAGTAACGTCCTGTTCCCAATGTGGCTTCCCAGAATGGCCGAAGCTCGTCCACTGGCGTGTCCTCTTCCAAGTGTAAGGGTCTGTTTGCTGCCACCGACATGATACCAAGCGATGTTCTGGCCAAATCTTCCTCAAGCGCCAAGACTCCAATATTGCCTTCGCATCGGCGTAGTAAATCGTACTCAATTTCTCTGATAAATTGGGACTTTCCCATACCACTGCCGCTAGTGATCGTGACCAACTCATAAGGCCGATGTCCTCTTGTTAACTCATTGAGGCCGTTCCAAGGATAAGGTATGGACTTCACCTGGCGCTTTTGTACCAGTGTGTCCCATGTGTCAGTTCCTGCAACAATGCCGTCAGGACGGTAAACCTTTGCATTCCACCATGCTTGCGTAAAGTCCTTAACACGGTTCGCCATGAGCATGTCACTGGCGTCCTTCAACGGTAACTTTACTATTTTTAACTTGTTGGGGCTAAAGAGATCTTTGACTTGTTCCAGAGCAGCGTCACCGGCCTTGTCATTGTCAAAGCAGAGTACCACTTGGTCGTACCCTTCGAGCCACTCTAGCTGTTCCTTGATCTCCTTGGCTGCAGAGGACGCACCTGCACGTAGTGACACCACGTCGTACTGCTTGTTGAACATCTCGTACACAGCTAAGGCGTCAAGTTCACCTTCCGTGATTGTTATGAACTTGTTAGTACTGCACTGTTGTTGTCCGAAGAACCCAGCATTCTTTGGGTCTCCGTTACTAAAAAAGTTTTTGGTTTTGACTTCTCTGACTTTGGCTGCACATACTTCACCTGTGTTTACGTCATAGTAAGGGTAGTAGTGTTTGACTATTTCACCTGTAGTGCCGTACTCAATGGTAACGCCAAAGCGCATACAGGTTTCTTTGGATATTCTTCTGTTAGGTATAGCCGCCACTGTACCAAACATCTGTAGTGGCTTAGCTTTTGCAATGGGTATAACTTCGGACATGTCACCTGTTCCACCTGTATGGTAATCACAAACGGCACTAAAGCAATGCGTAGAACCGTCGTCGTAAATAGCAAGGGCGTCCGAAGAATTACACTTGGGACACCCTTCATGTCTCACAAAGTTAGCCATGTTAGAAGTCTGCGAGTTCTCCTAGTTCCAACTCTGCTTCTTCTAAAACTTTTACTGCTTCCAGGTAAGTAGACACACCGTGTACAGGATGTGGCTGACCTAGCTTGTACTTCAGGCGAACCTTAGAGTTATAAGGTACTTCACCTCTGTAAGGATTACCTTCAGCGTCAAATGTCCGTACGTCGTACTTTGACTTAAACTTACGCTGCTTAGCACCTTGGTAGTCCTTAATCTTTACACCTAGCGCCGCTAATTCACTGGCGTCGTCCTCTGACACAGTGATAGTCATAGAGAATTGGCCGGTGTCCTGACCGTTGTACACGTCATGCTCAGTTAGGTTGCTAAAGTTACAAATGCCTTCGATTGTTGCCATTGGAATAATCTCCGTTTCTACTTGGGTTGCGACTAGATCCTCTCTAGCCATACTAATATTATACCACATCATTTAGTCAAAAGCCAACACAAAGTTGCCTTCTGTTGGCATACTAGGATCGTTCACAAGGTACGTAAAGTAGGAAATTCTAGCTGCATTGATTACTTGCTCGTCTTCTTCTCCAGAACTGAAAGTCACTTGTTGGTCAAGATAACACTCAGGCATACGCTGTAAAACTTCCAATAGTTGTTTGTAAGTCATGTTAATCGTCCTCTGGTGTTGGAAATGGATCACTAACTTTGTCCAGGAATACTTCAAAGTCGGACCTACTGATTTTCACAGTGTCGCTAGGAGCTTCTCTAGCGTCCATCTCAAGCTTAAAAACAAAAGGTATACCACCATAAGGGTCACGCCTCATTATCTCGTTAGCGATCTCTCTGGCCTCAATGAAGCCTAGTCGATAAATGGAGTAGTCACCTCCGGTCACTTCGTACACACTAAACTCGTCTCTAATCATACTTAAGTTATCTCCTGTTGTACTACTGAAGTACTAATGTTGTTTACTACTTTTGTTTACTACTTTTGTTTACTACTTTTGTTTACTACTAATGTTTAACTACTTCTGTTTACTTCTAAGGTACTACATAGGTACTACTTTAGTAGAGGGTATCATAGTCCTCATCATTTGTCAAGAATAAATCCTCAGTAATAGTACCAATGCTGTCTACATTAGTATCTATAGAAGAAAATAAGCAGTTGTTGCATAGATCAATAAAGTTCCCTTGGTTGTCTTTCTTTAACAATTCTTTTTCTTCCAATATTCGATCACATGCTTTACATCTCATATGTTTTTCCAGTCGTCTCCGTAGATGTCCAACATGTTGCGCTCTAGGTCGCTCCTGTCCATCTCTTTCAGCCTTTGTTTCACCTGAAGTCTAAACATTTCAACTTCATAGTCCTCAATCATAGCCATCATGTAATCCATTTCTGCAGCACTAAAGTAGTCTGTAGGATCTGGTGGCAGCATATGTTCAACCATTGTTAATTCTCCCTGTTAAGTATCTCCAGTGTTTAATTGCGTCGGCTAACTGTTGCATTCTCTCTAGTTGCCTCTGGTGTTCCTGGTTTAGTTCCTCAGTGGTTAGCAGTAAATTAGTTACTGTCGTGTCCATAGCGTCAAAGTCCGGCTCCTCTTCAGGATCTCTCTCGTAGTCCCGATAGATGCCTTTGCCTTCCACCATGTTGTCATAGTCGTCCTGCCAGATGTCCACTAGTTCTCTCGCCATCTTTAGTTCTCCTTAGCTCCTACGTATCTCCTGAGCTTACCTGATCGTTTTAACTTCTTCAATGCTGTGCATTCCGTTTGTTGAACTTCTGAACGTGTCATGTTTAACGCTTTGGCTACTTCTTCCTGTGACATAAAGTAGTCCTTTACGTGGCTTCTGTTCTTCAAAAGTACCTCCAGTAATATTTACTTATTTCACACCTAAACCATGCAACGGACAACACGTAGGTATATCTTAAGTTGTTATGGCTTGGTATGTACAATAGTTGTAGCATAGGTTTAGACGAAAAGTAAAAGTTAAATTTCATAAGTTACCCCCATTGATTAGCCATAGCTTCCGCTACGCCTTCAAAGGTAGTGCTTCTAATCTTCCATCTGTCAGCACTAGGTGGTAAGTAATGAATTCTCTGTTGTTGGTTCTTTGGAAGTTTGTCCATTACTTCTTTTACGTTGTCAGTCTCAGTTAATGGCGGTAAGTTGTGCAACCAAAGGCCGGTTTTCTTTGACTCAGGATGTCCAAACATCCAAGGCTGAACATACTGCGTAGGCTTAAAAGGTAAGACACCAACAGGATTTTCCATACAGACAAACTTAGCGTTTGCCTTTGCAGTCTCCCAAAGCTCTCTAGTCCACTCTATGGCCTTCAGTCTCTCGTTATGTTTTGGCATGCCTTGACCGTACCAAGCGTTACCAGAGACAGCTAAAGCTGTGCATGGCGGGTGCATTATGATAATGTCCCATTGTTCTCGTTTCATTACTCCGATGCAGTCCTCTTGATAATGCTTTGATGAGTTATCATCTGCAGGTAATAGATCACATGACCACGCATCATGCCCTAAAGCTGCAAAGGCTTCTCTTACTCTCCCTGAATATTCACAAGCGACTAAGACTCTCATTTCCTGGTTGCTCCTTTGGGTTTCCTGGTTCGCATCTCGTATGCCTTAAGTACCATTGACGTGATGCCAAAGCCCACCAAAAGGATCACAACGTCCCACCATGGTTGCCACTGTTCAAACATGATCTAGCGCTCCCATAGACTGTGCAAACTCTTTACGTGTATTGAAGTCCTCCAAAGCGTCTCCAGCGTCACTGTAGATCAACATGTTGCCCACGTAGTCACCATCTTGTCTCCAGACTATGTGAGCATTGTTTATGCCTGAGTAGCCGCAGAATACTTTAGTTTTACCTTGGTTCATGTCAAAGCTTGTAAAGCAGTCAATAGTGTCCTTCATGATACTAGCTCCTCTAGTTGTGACTGCGGCACTTCCTGAGCTTCAGCACCGTTTAGCCACTGGTTAATGTGTTTGGTAGTGGTAACGCTAAACTTCTGGTTTGTGCGTATGTAGCCTCTGTTTGGTAGCCATGCTGCCACTGGTGTCTCATAGCTGAACAACACGTCCATCTTGCCAGTATGAAGGTCGAAGGTGACTTGTGTCTTGTTGCTGCCTAGTTGCTTAAGTTTCATTGGTTAGCCCTCTAATTCAATTAGTTTATCTACCAGTTTTTGATCTAGTGTCTGATACTGAATGACTGTAAACAAGCCATTGTTGTAAATCCTTTCAAAACTTTTGTCTAGCCTTTTAAGTTCCTTCAGTGTTTTAGCTTTGTTTAGTTTGTACAACGCCGCTTGATAAGTTGTCATTGTGTTTATTCCTCGTTTACGTTGGCTGTTATTTCGTCAAAGTTAACCGATAACATCCAGTCGGTAACGATGTCACCTAATAGTGAGCCTTGTCCAGTGTGCTCGTGTAGCAGTTCCTCAAGGAATGACTCTAGCCGTTCCGGTGTTACTGCTTCCCGATCTTCTCTAAACATCTCAAAGATGCCGTCGTTGTCAAGCCATAGGTTAGCCTGCCATGTCTCTCTGTTTGTCCATCCGTTGTATGTTGTAGTCATGTTGTGTTGCTCCGTCTTTGTTGCTGTTGACTTCATTAGGCCGCATTTGATGACCCGTGTCAACTGTAAATATTTCACATGTTTGGACTATTGACAACACCAGGTGAATCATATAGTCGCGTACGTGCGTGATATAAAGGTAGCTCCAAAGGGTCCAACATAAGCTCACACACTTGTCAACCCATGCAAACACCATGCCAAGTTTCCCGTGTTGGTCTTATGGTGCACCTCGTGCAAGAACCATGCCAACTCCAGTGGCTAACACGAGTTGCAACCCATGTCAACTGTGTAAATTACCACTTGACTTCTTCGGTTTCCTGGTGTAAATTCAAGGGGGGAGCCCGTGTTGCCGCTGTATAACTATAGTTGTAGCCACCTAAGCACAAAATAAGCCAAAATTAGAAAAAATAACGGTAATTACTACTCATGTAACCTATTGTTTTCACTAGTAAAACTACTACTTTGTAAAATAACTAAAAAATAACTTGACTTTTGTGTAAACTTGTGTTATACTATAGTTGTAATTAGGGATAATTTTAATCATGACTCAAGAAATAAAAAAAAGAGGTCGTGGTAGACCCCGAAAGTCAGAAGTAGCTGCTGTTAAGCCAGGTAACAAAGGCAAAGTAGGCCGACCAAAGGGTGACGCAGCGATAATCAATGAATACAAAGCACGTATGTTGGCGTCACCTAAGTCACGACTGGTGTTGGAGACTATTTTTGATGCTGCTTTGGACAACGACCATAAGAATCAGGCTGCAGCTTGGAAGTTAATTATGGACCGTATGTTGCCTGTAGGTGCTTTTGAAAAAGACGTAGTAAAGGACACTGGTAGAAACGCTATTCAGATCAACATTAGTGGCGTTGGTACTGCTGAGGTCTCAACACCTGACATTATTGAAGGAGAAGTAGAAGATGTCTCTTAAGTACTTCACACGAGAAGAGTTTGACTGTCAGGTTACAGGCACCAACAACATGGAACGAGAGTTTTTAGAAAAGTTAGACGAGTTACGTGAGGCATGTGGTTTTCCTTTTGAAGTCACGAGTGGCTATAGGCATCCAACCAAGCATCCTATAGAGGCTAAGAAAGACGTACCTGGTACTCACGCACAAGGCATCGCGGCAGACATAAAAATAACAAATGCCGCTGATCGCCTTACGATTGTAACCAAAGCCATTGAGCTTAAGTTTACTGGCATTGGTATTGACAAGGGTTTTGTACACGTAGACACACGCGGTACATCACCTGTTATGTGGACTTACTAATGCTTCATACAAAACACATTACGTTATCAGACGCTACTGAGCAGACACTGTTCACTATACCATCCGGTTACACGATACATATTGTGTATATCTTTATTGCTAACCACGGTGGCAGTACAAATCAAATAAGTCTTTGGTGGGAGACAGGCGGTGTAGACCAAATGTACTTCTTTGACGGCACTAGCATTGGTGCAGGCAACAAAGAAATCATAGGCGGTCAAAACGACAACGGTATTTTTGTACTACATAACGGAGACACTGTAAAAACTCAAGCGTCTTCGTCAACAGGGCAAATGGAAGTAGCAGTTACCTTTCAGTTACTAGAAAGACCAGCAGCGTTTAGTAATTTTAATGGATCTTAATATAGAACTACTGCCTTGGCAACAGGAAGTCTGGGCAGATGAAACAAGATTTAAAATAGTAGCTGCTGGGCGACGTACAGGTAAGTCTAGGTTAGCAGCATGGATGTTAATAGTTAATGCACTACAGGCGGACAGAGGCCATGTATTTTACGTCGCACCTACTCAAGGACAAGCCAGAGACATCATGTGGCAAACCCTGCTTGAACTGGGGCATCCTGTTATTAGCGGTAGTCACATTAATAATCTTCAAATTAAGCTTGTCAACGGTGCTACCATTAGCCTAAAAGGTGCTGATAGACCAGAGACAATGCGAGGTGTCAGCCTCAAGTTCCTAGTGATGGACGAGTACGCAGACATGAAACCTGACGTATTTGAACAAATCTTGAGACCTGCTTTGGCTGACCAAAAGGGCTGTGCGATGTTCATAGGGACACCTATGGGTCGCAACCATTTTTATGAGTTGTACAAATATGCGGAGTTAGACGATGATCCGACGTACAAAGCTTGGCACTTTACTTCTTATGACAATCCATTATTGGATGCGGACGAAATTGATGTTGCTAAACGCTCTATGTCGTCTTATGCGTTTCGTCAGGAATTTATGGCGTCGTTTGAAGCGCGTGGGTCAGAAATGTTTAAGGAAGACTGGGTACGCTTTAGTGAGGATAAGCCGGAAATAGGAGATTACTACATTGCCGTTGACTTGGCAGGTTTTGAAGAAGTCAATAAAAAACGAACAAAGAATTCTAAACTTGACGAAACTGCCATTGCCGTCGTTAAAGTTAGTGAGCATGGTTGGTTTGTTGACAATATCATATATGGACGATGGAGTCTTGACGAAACGGCTACCAAAATCTTTCAGGCCGTTAGAGATTATCGTCCCATATCGGTTGGAATCGAAAGAGGTATTGCTAAGCAAGCTGTAATGTCTCCTTTAGTGGACTTACAAAAGAAGTACGGTACGTTTTTTAGAGTAGAAGAACTGACACACGGTAATAAAAAGAAAACAGACAGAGTTATGTGGGCGTTACAAGGTAGGTTTGAAAACGGCTACATTACGTTAAATAAAGGTGAATGGAACGCTAGATTTCTTGACCAGCTGTTTCAGTTCCCTGATCCATTAACTCACGATGACTTGGTTGACGCTTTAGCTTACATCGACCAGCTGGCTAATGTGGCGTACGACTATACGTACGAGATTGAAGACCACGAAATCTTAGACGTAGTAGCAGGATACTAATATGAGTGAACTATACGAACAAGACCCATTGATGATCCAAGAGTCTCTTGAGGACTGGGTCATGACTAAATGCGAAGACTGGAGAGACCACTACGAAAGCAACTATGAAAGTAAATTTGAAGAATATTATCGACTCTGGCGTGGTCAATGGGATCCTGCTGACAGCCAGCGTGGGTCTGAGCGTTC